CACGCTCAGCCAGTCGAGCACGCAGAACGGCGTTCTCGCCAGCGATGCTAGCCATCTGTTGACCAATGCCAGCGGGGAGAGCCTTCATGCTTTCAGCCATGGGAACGGGTTCTGCCTCTTCGGTGTCTTCGGCTTCAGGCGAGCCGCCCGATTGCGACTCAGCAAGCGCAGCCTGGATGGCCGCGATGTCTTCGGAAGACATAGCACCGTTGCGGATTGCATCGCAGATTGCAGCGACGTTCATGCCGCCTTCGTCCTGCATCTTCTCCTCGGGCTTGTCTTGCACTGGCGCAGCGTCCTCCATGCCAACCTCGGGCTTGTCCTTCACAGCCTCCATCTGGTCCTGCGGGTAGGACTCGGCTTCGGCTGCGAACGCTGCTCGCTTCTTGTTCTGCTTGTTCATGTTGATGTCGTCCTCGATCAGTAGGATCGCACTGCTGCCACGACGGAAGCAGGCTACCACGGGTTGCTTCACGTCACCGCGACGTTGCAGCCACGGGTTGTAGAAAGTCGCACTCGCTACCCCGTTGGCCGCAGTCACTGGCTGTTCGCTCTCGCTGATGTCCGCGACCATCAGCATCGGCAACTCCAGGTAGGGAGCTTCGTGGTCCAGCAGGGCCAGCGAGTCCAAGGCAGGCGCGTCCACGTCGAAGATCTCGACCGAGCGGTAGGGCAGTCGCTTGCTCAGGACTTCCTCCCGCACGCTCGGGTCCGTGATGTGCAGATCTGCGTAGACTGCCAGCGACGGCTGACCCTTAAACGTCATCAGGCCCGTTCCGACGATGCGGAAGAAGCCCGCAGGGCGCACTCCATCGTCCTGCGATCCGGTGTGGTGCCGCACATGCAGCGGAGGAAGGTAGCCCTCCTTCTCGGCCTGCATCGCCTTGGCGACCGCCTGCGAGATCCAGTTCTTGTCGAAGTTGTGCTCGCCACGCTGGCACTCGACAAAGATCGGGACGTTGTGAATGACCAGCACGCCATCCTTTTCGGTGGCCTTGTAGCCTGCGAATCCGCTCATCACGCGTCTCCTCGCACAATGCCAAGGCTCAGATCAAACCGCGTCGAGGCGACTGGCGTGAAGCCCGTGCGCGTGACCAGCAGACCAAACAACGCGCCGCTGACGGAGTTGAACGGCAGACCTTGATCGACGGTCTGCAATCCTGACCCAGCCACGGTCGCCCCAAGGTCGGATCGATACACGTTGATGGTTCCAGTTGCAGTCGCGGGTCGGCGGTTCAAGTAGTTAAACACGAACGATCCGATGCAGTGCCGCAGGTCCCCAGTTGCAAGGTTGCACAGCGCGTTGTCTACAAAGTTGGTCGGCTCGCTCTGGAACAGAAACAGCTCCAAATCCACGTTTTGACCGTCGTGGAAAGCGACGGTTGCGTTCTGCACCACGCCTTGTCCGCCTGCGTCCAAGAAGATCAAGCACTTGGCAGTTGCGCTGCTGTCCGACACGACATCGTTTTGTGCGTAAGCAGTCGTGTCCGCTGGGCGCGTGAACGCCGCGATGGGGCGAGCGTACTTGGACCGCAGGCCCACTGGTGTGGAAGCGTAGAGGTTAGTTACCTGTGCCATGCTTGTGCTCCTTGACGATGCGCTCGATGCCTGCCTTGACGGCTCGGGTCGGCTGCTCGGTTTCACCGCGCAGTAGGCGGTAGACGGTATCACGCCCAGCAGGGATCTGCTCGGCTACTTGCGCCACTCCCATGCGAGCAGCGATGCGACAGAAGTCGCGGCGGGTCTCGGGCCAGTCACTCATCGACGCACCAGATCAGGTCTGCCTTGATGACGGAACCCAGGATCAGGGCGGAACCCAGGAGGAATGCGGGACTGCTTCAGGTCGCCACGACGGTCCATGCGACCCTTCGCACGAAGCTCGGGCACGCTTACGTGCACAAGCTGGCAGCGGCAGTTGTAGCCGAGCGGCGGAGCCAACTTGTCCCACGCTGGGTTGTCCACGGCCAGAATCACTCCGTCGCCTGCGCTGTGGTTGTGGCGCGTGTTGCTGTCGCCAACCGCGTCGAACCGGAACGCTGGGACCACCTTCTTGATGTCGGGATCCTGCGCTTGGCGGAACCGACCAGCGGTCACCGCAGCGTTGACGTTCGTCCGGTAGACCATGCGAGAGTAGGCTTGGCTCCACGCCTTGCCTCGCTTGCGCAGTTCGTCCACCCGCTGGCTGATCTTGCGACCGATCTGGCCTTCGGACATGCCCTTGCGCATGCCTTCCGCGATCAGCCGCTGGACCTCCTTGGTCACGCTGGCTTCTGCGGCGCGTGCAAACGCCAGGATGTTCCGCTCGCTGTATAGCTGTGCGATCTTCTGCGCAGTTCGGTCGGCAGCCCTGCGCAGCGTCACGGGAGTCTTGTTGATCAACTCCTCCAACGCCTCCGTCAGCGTCAGCCGTGGGATGACCGTCTGCGACTTGGCAAAGCGCATCATGCGCTGGCGTTCGGTCGGCTCGGAGCGCAACCCGAACTCCAGGTCGTAGGCATCGGCTGCGTCTTGCAGCATGAGCCGCGCTCCCAGGATCTCGCCCATCGCCATGGTCTGGCGCATGGCTTCGCCCAGGCGCATACGCGACTCTGCCATGGCTGTGCGGTCGTTCTGCACGGTCGCCACCAACAGGTCCAGCAACGGGCCAGCGTAGTCCTCGGCACGCTTGGCCGAGGTGCTTTCCAGCAACTGGTCAACGCGCTCCTCGGTGAACTGGCTCACGGCAGCGACAAGCCTCCCTGCGGCATGATCGACTGCTGCAAGCCACCAGCAGGGATGACCGTCTCCCCAGGCTGCGGCTTCTTGAAGCCCGACTGCTCCAGCACATCTTCCAACGACAACTCGACCCCCATCGAGTTCAGGGCCTGGGCAACCTGCATGCGCTCCTGCGGGTCTTGCCTCTTCTCCTGAGTGATGCTGAAGCGTGGCTTCTCGTTCAGCAGACCAAGCTCCACGATGTTCGCGTGGTTCTTCCACCAGATCGCACCAAGCAAGCTCTTGGTCAGCGTCTCTTCCAGCGTTTCGCGGTCGTATTGGATCAACGCTTCGGTCGAGTTCTCTTGAATCTCGGCCAGTGCGTAGGAGCCGCCGTCGCTGGCTGCGGTGGTCAGGTTTGCTCCCAAGACCAGCGTGAAGATGGTGCTGCGCAACTCACCGCGCATCGTGGACAGCATCTGCCAGCCTTCGCTGCTGCCGCTGACAGTCTCGATGCTGTCGGCTGAGTCGTGAACAAGAACGTGGCGGCTGCGCAGGTCTTCCAGCACATCTCGCCAGGAGTTGATCAGCTCGGAGTTGGGCATGCCCGTCTCCGCGTCGCGGATGCCGTCCACCTTGGCCGTCAGGATGCCTTGCGCAAACCGCTCGACTGCTTGCAGCGACTCTCGGAACACGTGCTCCTTGGCCCACCACCACCAAGCCAACGCTTCGCGCAGGCCACGACCGTGCCCAAGACTGGCTTGGTCATCCTGGTAGACGTGCCGAATCGTGAGAGCCGTCTCCTCGATGGTCAGAGGTCGCCAGTCGTCGCGCATCATGTCCCACTGCTTCCACTGGACCATCTTCTGGCCGTCCTGGTTGCTTGGCGTGATGCGGAACATGCGCTTGTCCAGATCCTCCAGGCGCGTGGGCACCCACCACTTGCGGGCCTTGCCGTCGCCAAGCGTGAGCGTCTTGACCTTGCCATGGATGCGGGCAAAGCGTGCTCCACTGAAGAATGCTCGGGCCAAGTTGAGGCGGGCCTGGGTGAAGTGCTCGACCTGTTCCAGCAGGTGCGTTGCCACGCCAACGGCCATGGCCGCTCGCTTGCTGCCTTCCACCTGCGGCACCACGTTCCACTGGCGACCAGCGATCAGGTGGCGGCGGAAGCCAACTGCGTGAGCGATGTCCGCGTCGCGCAGCATCTTCTCCTCCATCTCTGGCTCCTTGAGAAGCCAAAGCGAAGGGTCGTGCAACTCGATGTTGTTGCGCCACGCTGCGCTGAGTGCGCGAACGTAGAGTTGCGATGCCTGATTGCGTGAGCGCAGTTCTTGAGTCATTGCGGTGGCTTCGGTGTGGGTGGCAACCACGGATGGTCGCCTTTCGTGTCGCGCTGCAACTGCTCCCAGATGCTAGCCGCCCTGACATGCGTTGGTGAGTCCTGAAGCACCACCCAAACGGCGAAGCTCATGCCGAACAGGTTGAACGACTCGTCCGCAGTGCCCGCCGACAGATCGACGCAGCTCATCGACGCCTTGGTCACCCATCGTCCGTTGTTTGCCAGCGACCATGCATCTGCTACAACGCGGTTGGCTGCTTGCTTGGCGATGCGCAAACCATCCGCATCATTGACCAGCTTGCTGGCGATCCAAAGCCCGTAGCAACCCAAGCCCTGCTGCCACGGGATCCACCACGGACCTGGGCCAAGACGCGGATCGTCCTGTCGCACGTCCCAGATGTCCTTCCACTTGCCAGCCAGCGCAGGGACAAGGATGCGCCCAAGACGCTCAGTCCAGTGCTTGACCACCTGCGCTGCCGTGTCGCGGTTGGTAAGCGTCGCGTGCAGGTTGGTGACCAGCAGCCCTTCGTAACCGATGGCTCGGGCTGCGTAGGGTTGCGAAGTGCTCAGGCCCGCCTTCCAGGTCCACTGCAACTGGTAGATGCGTGCCCAGTGCTCAAGCTGCCACTGCAACGCATCCGATCCGGTCAGACGCGCAGCCAGCGACAGCGTTTGGCAAAGCGCGTGCTCTACGTCTGGTCCCCACCAGTTGTGCAACTCCCACGCGTAAGGTGCGCGTGGCTTGCCAAGTCGGTCCGGTGAAACGCCGTGGTGCCAGTGCGGTCGGCCATCCCAGAACACCAGCGACGGGTGCTGAGACAGGTCCAGGTGCTGGCCGTCCTTCTCCAGGTGGTGGCAAGGGCGCAGGCTCTGCCGCAGTGCGGTGAGGTATCGGGCTTGCACGTGGGCCATGCCTTGTGCGTAGCCTGCCTGCTTGCCGACGTAGATCTGGTCTTCCTGCGCTCCCGACACGGTGCTCGCTGCGGTCACGCCAAGCGGGCCTGCGTCGTAGGTGTAGACGCGGCTGATCGCGTCCAGCAGGTGACGCTGCGACGTTTCCGGGATGGATGCTGGGTCGCGGTCGATCAGTTGTCCGCTGGTCCACACGTTCGTGCAGCCGTGCCCGAACACCATCATCGAGGCAACCGCTGCGGCGTGCTGCCACTGCTCTGGCGTTTGCAGTCGGTTGGTCCAGGTCAACGCGAACGGCAACGAGCGTGCTTGCCCATCACCGATCATCTCGCCTTGCCGCAGCAGTGTTCCATCGGTGCGCTGCGCTGGCAGCGTGACCGTTGCAGAACCCCACGCAAAGGTTAGATCGAACGGCAGCGTCATCTCAACGTCTGGGACCGCTGGGTTGCTGGCCGCAACCACGATCTCACCCGTCGCAACGCTTGGCTGGTCCGCATACCACCGCACCCACATGTCGATGACGAGCAGGCTTCCTGTGCGCTGGCGGAAGTGCGCCCACAACGACGCGCCGTCCTGCTTGTGCTCAATCCAGGCCATCGGCACGCCCTCGATGGTCGGAGGACCACCGAACCAGTCCAGCATGTTGGGAGGCAGCGGAGTTGGCGTGAACTCCCACTTCTCGCCTTCCAACTTGATCGACCGCAGTTCCTGCATCTCCAGAACAACCCAGACATCGACTGCCCAGGTGTCTGGCGTGAGTTGCCCAGCGACAACCCACTTGGTGCCGTCCTCGCACTTGCCTGCAAGGTGCGGCGGCTGCTGATCGACAACGACACGCTTCCAGCCGTGAAAGCATGAAGCCGACTGGTTGTGCAGGTTCATAACTGGCCGAGAAGCCTGACCAGCTTCTGGATCTCTGCCACGTTGTCCATGCCCTCGGAGTAGTGCCCAGCCGCCAACTCTTGCTCGTCTGGTTCTCGCGACGTGGCTGCGTACTTGAGCATGTCCACGGACTCTCCGATATCGGGCAGCAGCTTATTCATCTGTCCGATGGCTTGCTGTGCCTTCTTTACGTAGGCGGTGGCCTTTTGATGCATCTGCGTCAGGTTGCGCAGCATGCTTTGCACGTCGCCACCAGCCATCGCCACTTCCGGTGCTTGTCCGTGTTGAAGAACGACTGCACGCTGCGCAGCGGTGCGGCAGTCACGAAGTTGGGATGCGAGGTTGTTCATGGATGGTTACCGATAGATCTTGGGCAACAGGCTGTTCAACTTTTCCAGCACGGGTCGAGCCTTCTTGGCTTCGTCTTCCGCTGACTCAGGATCAGGCAGTTGCAGTTCACGCACGACGCTGTTCAGCAGTTGTTGCAGTTGCTTTGCCATCGACAACGCTTCGCTGATTTGCCGCCGATACACTTGATCCGCCAACTCTTCTCGGCGGGCGCGGTCGCGTGGCGTTTCGTCCGAATACGCGAAGTTTTGCGCACCAGCCATGTTCCGAACGATGTTGCCATGCGGCAGTTTGCAAAGGTTGGTCATGGTCAGTTCACTCCAGCAGCCTTGTAGGAAATCGCGCTGACCGCGCTGCTGATCTTTTCGCGGCGCATCGAGTCAACTTGGGACAGCAAGCGTTGCGCTTCCTGAACCACCGCTTGGAACTTGCGGATGCGTTCTTCGCAGTATTGGATCGAGTCGTTCAGATCCCGCTTGGCGTTTGCGCGCACCTCAACATCCCACTCTTGCACGTCCTTGGCAGACAGTGGTCTGAAGGCCATCGCCACATCGGGCTTCGTGGACTTCAGAACCGCGTCATGGGCCTTGCGGTAGATGGAACGTTCGTTGTCGGTTCGTAGGTTCATGATCATGGAGCCATCGGGTCACGGGCACGGCCAACTGCCCTTGAGGCTTCGTCGGCAATGGTGCGAACTAGTGGGCCAATGCTGTCGAGTTCTTTGCGAACATCCGTCCAGAAGTCGTCAAGCATGTCCGATTCTACGTATTGCCGCTCTTGCTGGTAGATGCGGTCCAGAGCGCGAATGATCTGAATGATCTGCACTCCAGCATTCTTCGCACGGTTGGTGGCAAGTTGCACTTTGGCCATCGATACCTGCGGCTTCGTGGCCTTGAGGACCGCGTCGTGCGCCTTGCGGTAGATGGAACGTTCGTTGTCGGTTCGTAGGTTCATGGTCAGTAGTCCACTTGAGCCATTCGGCGGTCAATCGCGTCCACAAGCCCGCCAAGACGGTTCACCAAGTCTGCCGCGTCAGGCATGTTGTCCTTTTGGACCGCATCGACGATGTGTGGGAGAACCCGCTGCAACGTCTCCACTGATCGGACAACAGCCTCACGCGCTAGCTTTTGCTGTTGCGCGTTTCGGGCTTGCTCCCGGTCCTCGGGGTTGATCGCCATCGCCACCTGCGGCTGGCCTGCGTGCATCGACTGCTTGCTCTGAATCTTGGCAGTCCAGAACTCAGCTTGGGCCTTCTCCTTGGCTGCTTGCTTTTCTTGGTATGCCTTGCGAGCTGCGTCGTATTCGCTGTAGGCGGCATCCAGTTCATCCTGGGCCTTCTTCAAAGCCTTCTGAGACGCCTTCGTTGCCTTCTCGATGTCTTTCCACGACGCGCCCTTGGCTTGCGGAGAGTTGGCCCACTGAGCCTGTTCTTGAATGTGCCGCTTTTGCTCTTGCTGCGCCTTGGCGGCTGCTTGGTTCTTGTTGTTCTCGGCAACTTCCATCCGCTTGGATGCGGCGTTCCAGTCCTTGACGGCTTGGTTGTATCGAGCCTCAGCCTTGCTGGACGGATCTGAAGCCATCGCCATCTTCGGAGCAGCCCGCTGCATAAGGATGGCACGCTCGGCTGGGGAACTGCTAGCCGACAGCAACTCGGCCAAGCCTTCGGTATCGGGTTGTTTGCTCATCAGGTCTCGGTTTGCGCCAATCGCTTCGGTGAGGCTTCGACCGTCCATCAAGAACACCTTGGAGGAGTGAGCCTCCGTGCGCTTGCCTGCGACGCGGATCCACGCGGTGCTCTTCCCCACGTAGTCATCGGTCAACTCGCCAACGTTGCCGAACTGGTCTCGCACTTTCGTGCCCTTCGGAATGCGGTCCATGGTCAGCGTAGGTTACCAAATGCCCTGCGGTCATCCAGTCGGGTTCGGTCGTCAGGATGCGCTTCCGCACCTGCTACGGTTGGGCGTGGCGCAATTGCTGGCGGCGTGCTAAAGCCTTGCGCGTGCGCTTCCAGCCAAGACCACGCTCCGCTGGTTGCGTCCACCAGATCGCACAAGTGCCCTTCTGGAAAGCCAATCAGCTCGTCGATGTAGCTTTGCGCCCAACTGCCTGCGACCACGCGCAAGCCATCGCGTTGCTGGTCCCACGGCAGGTTTTCATCCAAACCCCAGTGCGGGCTTTCGGTCTTGTCCGAAGCTCCACGACGGATGTAGCCACGCTCTAGGCACGACGCGACTGGGTCTGCACGCATGGCCTTCGACGCTTTCTGCGCGTGCTGCCGCACCAGCACACCTGCTTCGCGGTCTGTCAGATCTGCACGCGGTCGAGCACCTGCAACGCGGAAGCCCTTTGCCTTGAGCCTCTTCTCCAGGTTCAGGAACTGAGCGATGCCTCCGCTGCCGCCTTCGATCTCGATGCCCACAGTCACGCCGTGCCCATCGGCCTGCGCGGTCTGGATGATCGCATCGTCACGCGCTCCTGGCGTGGCCCTGAACGCCTTGGCGTGCTCCACGACCCGCACTCCGCTGCGGTGCCTTGCCATCAACACGCCAGCCGTCCTTGCTGCGTCCGGTCGCTCGGAGGCGGCCAGATCCCACCACCGAATGCGCATGCAGTGCTGGCGGTGCTTGGCGACCTCGTCTGGATCCAGCAACTCGCCAAACCACTCGGCTCGGAAGTAGTCCCCAGGGTCGCGGGCATCCCAGTCGCCACGGAGCAACTGATCGCGCACGGTCGGGTGCAGCGAAGCCAAGCCGCTGGCGTAGGTCTGCACGTCCAGGTGCGGGTTGTCCTCCAGTCGGGCAGGAACGTAGAAGTGCTCTGGCCGAAGCTCGGTGCCCTGCGTCGCGTCGTAGCCTCCGACGAACCTGCGTCGCACCCAGTCGTGCCCAGGCCCACCAGGGTTGCTGGTTGCCAGCGTGCGCAGCGGGACGTTGGAGGAATGCTTGCGGCGCACGCGGGAGATGCCCACGTAGGTGTATTGGTGCGGCGTGGCCCACTGCGTCAGCTCGTCCCATGCCGTCGCATGGTATTCGGCACCTTGGTAGCGCAGGTGGTCGGTTGGTCCCCACAGGTAGGACATGGCCACCTGAGCACCGTTGGGGAAGATGAACTTGCGCGTGCTGCCGTTCCAAGCAGCCCCGCAGGGCAACCACCACTTGAACGCACGGTCGAGCAAGGCTCCTGGTTGCGTCAAGTCGGTGTAGGAGCGGCGGAAGGCGATGCCGCTGAACTCTGGGTAGAGCCACGCCATCTGCGCCAAGCTCATCAGCAGGGCGGACGACTTGCCGCCACCTGCCGCACCGCCGTAGAGAGCTTCGAAGACCTGCCCCGTGGGTTTGGTCATGCGGTGCAGGCTCAGGAACAGCAGTTGGCGTGCTGTGGGCCACTCAGGGATCCAAGGGTTGCCAAGGATGCCTGGGGCCATCTGGTCGATGCCGTCCAGGATCGTTTTGCGCCCAAGCTGGTGAGCCTCAAGCTGGGTCGTGGGGTTCGTCATCTTGATCGGGCAGTCGGAGAGACGCGGCGGCGGCTGCGAACAAGCTGGCATAGTCCGACAGGGCCTTCGGCTCTGCTGGTGCAGGTGGTCCTTCGCTACGCACGTTGCCTGTGACCTTTACCTCATGGGTGCCGTCCTGACGCTTCCAACGCTCAGGGAACCTGCGCTCCAAGAGCCATGCGGCTGCGGTCCACTGCCGCTGGGTGTGCTGCATGATGCGTCCCAGGAAGTTGCGCTCGGCTTCTGCCTCTGCCTCTTTTATGGCCGTTGCAAACTCGGGGTTGCGCTTGCGGTGAGCACGCATGGACCCAGGGGAAACGCCGTGCGCCTGCGCTGCACGTTCTGGGTGCAGGCCCAGCTTGATGGTGCGGAGGATCGCTTCGCAG